GAAGACGATGACGACGAGATGCGCGGCAAGAGCGCAATTGCTCGGGCTCGTCGCCGCGAACAGGCGCGATGCGCGGCCATCATGGGTTCCAAATTCGCGGCTCGAAACGTCGAAATGGCCGCCAACCTGGCATTCAAGACGCGGATGACGCGCCAAGAAGCTCTGGCCATCTTGCGGTCGGCGCCGGGCTCATCCGCTGGCGCTCAGTCGCAGAGGCGCGCGGACCGCAATCCGCAGCTCGGCGCCGGGGGCGAAATGCACCGCAGCCCGCAGCGCGAAGCGGCGGCCGGCTGGGATCGCGCATTTTCCCGGGTCACCGGCAAGCGCGCGTAAGCGTACCTCTTACTTCCTCTTCTAAGGAGCTCACATGAGCTACGTTTCTCGCGCTCCCCTCTACGAGCAATGGCACCCGGGTGGTTTCTTGGTCTCGCAGCCGCGTGGCCACCGCCATATCGATCGTGTGCTGATCTCGGGGGGCGCCAAAGTCTATCCGGGCACGGTGATGGGTCAGCAAACGACCGCGGCCACGGCCGTCGCCGCTGCGCTCGGCACGAATACTGGCAACGGTACCTTTGGCACGATCACGCCGGTGTCGGTTCCGACGCAGATCGGGGTGTACTCGGTGGCCTTCACGGCTGCTACGGCGTTCACCGTAACGGCTCCGAGCGGCGCGACGGCGACCGGCTCGACCGGCGTCGCATTCTCGGCTCTCGGCATCGGGTTCACGATTACCGCGGGTGGCACTGCGTTCGTCGCGGGCGACTCGTTCGCAATCACCACGACCGCTGCGCCGGGTAAGCCGACGGCGGCTGCCGTGGCCGGCGGCACGAACACCGGTAACGGTACTTGCAGCGCGGTCACGACGACCGGCTACGCGCCGACGGTGGGGACCTACACCGTCGAGTTCGACGATGCGACGCACTTCATCGTCTCGGCGCCCAACGGCCAGGAAATCGGCCACGGCACGGCCGGCACCGCGTTCTCCGGCGGTGGACTCAACTTCACGATCACGGCAGGCGGGACGGCCTTCGTGCCGGGCGACAGCTTCACCGTCACGGTCGCGGCCGGCGCTGGGAAGTGGGTGCCGTGCACGGCGACGGCAGTCGACGGTTCGCAGAACGCGGCCGGCATCTGCTTCGGTCTCTCGGATGCGTCGCTCAACGACGTCTATGGCGCCATGGTTGTGCGCGCGTGCGAGGTGAATAAGTCCGAGCTGGTTTGGGACGCGTCGATGAACGCGGCATCCCAGGCCGCGGCCCTCGTGCTCCTGCAGGCACAGGGAATCATCGCCCGCTGATCAGACCACCAATCCACGGATTCAAGGCCGCCCTAGGGCGGCTTTTTCATTTTTGAAGGGGCCGTTCAATGGCATCGCTTGACATCTTCAATCAGGACGCGTTCTCGACCGTCACGCTGACCGCAGCGGTCGACAAGTACCCTTACCAACCGCAAACCCTCGGCGAGCTCGGCATCTTCGACGACGATCCCATTCGGACGACGGCGCTCGTGGTCGAGCAGCGTCAAGGCCAACTCGTCGTCATCCCTCTCAGCGAGCGCGGCGAGGAGGGTACCCAGCGTACGACGGAGAAGCGCCAGGCTCGCTACTTCGACGTGCCGCGGCTTCGGCATTCCGACACGATCTACGCGAACGAGCTGCAAAACATTCGCGCGTTCGGCACCGAGTCCGAGCTGATGCAGGTCCAGGACGAAGTCGCACGTCGTCTCGCAGGCCCGACCGGTCTCCTGAAGAACATCGAGTACACCTGGGAATTCCAGCGACTCGCCGCTGTGCAGGGTCTGTTCACGGACTCTGACGGTTCGATTCGTTACAACTGGTTCCAGGAATTCGGGATCACGCAGGCGGCCGAGGTCGGCTTCAACCTCGCGGCCGGCGCTGCTAATACGCTGCGTCCGATCTGCAACCAGATCACCCGCTCGATGGCGCGCAAGGCGCAGGGTGCGTTCACACCGTCGACGAAGGTGTTCGCGCTGTGCGGCGACGCCTTCTATGACTCGTTTGTGAACCATCCGGACGTCATCCGCACGTTTGTGAACTGGAGCGACGCGCAGGAGATTCGGGGCGGCAATGCGGGCGGTGCCTTCCAGGCGTTCGAATTCGGCGGTATCCGATGGCTGAACTATCGCGGTTCGGATGACAACGCGACGATCAAGGTCCCGGACGACAAGGTCAAATTCTTCCCGGTCGGCGCTCCTGGCATCTTCCGGCGTGCGCTCGCGCCGGGCGAATCGTTCCAATGGGTCAACACTCCCGGCAAGCCGGTGTATGTGGTCCCGATCCCGGATCGTGACCGCAACGAGTGGTGGAAGATGGAAGTCTCGAGCTACCCGCTGCACATCTGCACCCGTCCCGAAGTGCTGTTCAGCGGTCGCTCGGAGGCGTAATGCCTATCGACTGGAACGCCGTCGTCATCGGCCCGTTGCAGGGCGTTTTTGGTGAGCCGGTGATCTACACGCCACGCGGTGGCGCGGCGTTCCAGGTCTCCGGCGTGTTCGATGATGCTTACCTGAAAGAAGTCATGTTCGAAGACGGGTCGATGGGCACTACCACCGCTTCTGCTGTGCTCGGTGTCCAGCTGTCCCAGTTCGCGGCACTGCCAGCGCAGAACGACTCGCTGACCGTCGTCTCGAGCGGGGCGACCTATCTCGTGCGCGACGTCCGCCCTGATAGTCGGGGCGGCGCAAAGCTGATGCTCAGCAAGGTGAGTCCAACATGACGACATCGGCGGATATTCGTGCGCTCGTGATTCGCGGGCTGACCGGTGCGACGAACGCAGGAGCATCCGTGTTCTCGCCGTTCGATTGGCCGACCGTTATCGCGAGCTTTCCCTGCATCCTCGTCAGGGCGCCCCGCGAGCGAAAGCATTCGCTCGGCAAGAACGCGCCGCTGTTCGAGGTGACGACGACGGTCGAGATCATTGCGCGCACGAGCGCTGGCGCGCTCGTCGGGGATGCAGGGTCGGCGCAGGCTCTTGCGGCGGCCGAGCAGCTGAAGCAGCAGATCGAGGTGGCGCTGATCAACAACACCTCGCTTTGGGTGAACCCAGACGGCTCGCAGGTAATCGAGCAATTCGAATCGGTCGAGTCGGAGATCACCACAACCTCCGAAGGTGAAATGCCGATGGCTGAGCTGCAGATGCGCATGGAGATTCAGTTCGTGCAGAGCCCTGCCGATTTCTACCCGATCCCGAGTACTCCATTGCAGCAGCTCAGTGGAACGGTTGTTCAGCCGGCGGGCACGGTCGAGCCGCAGTTCTCCATCACTTTTCAAAACCCCATTCCGTAGGAGCGCCGCATGCGCGTCAAACCTGCACCGGGCCTGTCCGTACGGGACCCGGAGACGAAGCAATTGCTGCCGGCTGATGGCATCGACGTGCCCGACGACAGCATTCTCTGGAACAAGATTCTCAATGACGGCGACGTCGTGCTGGTGCCGGCGAAGGCGTCTTCCGCAAAGGAAGGTGACAAGGCATGAGTACCGTCCCGTTCAAGACGATTCCCTCTGGCCTGCGGTTGCCGGGCGCGTTTTTCGAGCTCGACAATTCGCAGGCCAATACCGCTCAGGCCAATCAGCGCGCGCTGATCATCGGGCAAATCACTTCGGCCGGTATCGCCACGCCGAACGTGCCGATCATCTGCGGTGGCACGGGCGACGCGAAGAATCAGGGCGGCGCGAATTCGATGCTCGCCAACATGGTGGCCGCGTATCGCCTGAACGACAGTTTCGGCGAGGTCTGGATGCTTCCGCTTGCCGACGCGGGCGGCGCGACGGCGGCAACCGGCTCGATTGCCTTCACGTCACCGCCGACGGCTGCCGGCACGCTGTCGCTCTACATCGCCGGCAACGTCGTATCCGTGCCGGTCACGGCCTCGCAGACGACATCGTCGATCGCAACGGCCGTTGCTGCGGCGATTGCCGCGATTCCGCAAATGCCGGTGACCGCCGTTGCGTCGACGAACACGGTAAACCTGACGGCCGTCAACAAAGGGTTGTGCGGAAACGAGATCGACATCCGCTTCAACTACTACGGCACGGCGAATGGCGAAGTGCTGCCGGCGGGCGTCGCCTACACGATCACGGCAATGTCTGGCGGCGCAACGAACCCGACGCTTACGACAGCGCTGGGCAACCTGGGCAACATGACGTTCGACTTCATCGCGTGCCCGTACACGGACGCGACGTCGTTGAATGCCGTGCAGCAGCTGCTGAACGACCAGACCGGGCGTTGGAGCTGGACGCAGCAGCTGTACGGGCACGCTTTCTACGCCTACGCCGCCACGTTTGCGAACCAGACGACGCTGGGCCTGTCGCGGAACAATCAGCACGAAACGATTCTCGGCTTCTACGGCAGCCCGACGCCGAGCTGGCTGTGGGCATCGGCGCTGTGCGGGCAGGCCGCGGTGAGCGTGCGCGCGGACCCGGGCGTTCCGCTCCAGTACCTGCCGCTGCAGGGCGTGCTTGCGCCTCCGGTCTCGAGTCAGTTCTTGCCGAGCCAGCGCGAGACGCTGCTCTACGACGGCATCTCGACGTTCACCGTCGAGCAGGACGGCACGGTCCAGACCGAAAACGTCATCACGACATACCAGACGAACGCGCAGGGTGTCGCGGACAACAGCTACCTGGAAGTCGAAACGATGTTCCAGCTGATGCTGGAGATTCGCACGCTGCAGGCCATGCTGACGTCGAAGTACGCGCGCGCCAAGCTGGCCGACAACGGGTCCAAGCCGGCCGCCGGGTCGAATCTCGTGACGCCGAACACGATCCGGGCCGACATCGTCGCGCTGTATCAGGAGCGAACGGATGCCGGGTTCACGCAGAACTCAGCCGCCTTCGAGGCCGCTCTCGTGGTGCAGAAGAACCAGGTGAACCCGAACCGCGTCGACATCCTTTGGCCGGGTACACCGGTCAACCAGATGCGCACGTTCGCGACGCTCGTGCAATTCCGGCTTCAGTAGGCTCGTTGACCCGTTGCAGTGAGGCCGCTTTCGAGCGGCCATTTCGAATTCAGGAGGGCCAACGATGGCCAGCAATCTGATCGCCGGTATCGCCCAGGTAACGGTGGACGGCGCAACCTACCAGCTCGAGGGAAGTGCCAAATACAGCCCGTCGAGCGTTAAGCGCGAAGCGATGGTCGGCCAGGACGGGTTCCATGGATGGAAGGAAACGCCTGTCACGGGGTCGATCTCGATGTCGATCCGGGATGCCGGCGACATGACCGTCGGGTCGTTCAACACGATGCGCAATGCCACGGTCGTGTTGTCTCTCGCAAATGGCAAGATCGTCGTCGGCCGGAACATGGGCACGACGGATGTCCAGGAAGTGGATACCGAAGATGCGAAATTCGATGTGAAGTTCGAAGGTCCGCAGGTGTCCGAGCAAACCGTGAGCGTGGGCTAAAGAATGGGAAGCCAAATCACACAAGGTGCCATTGGCGTACCCGATGATGAACTTACGATCGAGCTTGCAAGGCCGATCAAATTGGCCGGAGACGCCGACGGCCAGGTCTACACCGAGATCCGGCTTTGCGAGCCTAACGTCGCGCAGCTGAGCCAGTTCATCAAGAAGACGCAGAAGGAAAACGCTGTCGACGCGATGAAGTATCTCGTCTCGATCGTGTCGAACGTGCCGCTTCCGGTGATCGACAAGGTCGGCGTGCGCGACTTCTATCGCGCGCAGGAATTCATGATTGCGTTCATCACCCCGCCCGAGAAGGACGACCCCGAGGGAAACGCGGCGGGCTCCCAGTAGGCTGGGAGCAAGTCGTCGCAAAGACCGCGAAATTCTACGGGTGGCAGCCGAGCGAAACGAAGCAGCTGACGTGGAGCGAGGTGCGCTGGTGGATGCAGCAGGCTCTCCGTATGAAATAAGGGGTGGGTGTGGGACAGGAATTCGTTATCCGGATCCGGGCCGACGACGCTGCGACGGCTACCGTCAATAAGATCAAGGCGGCGCTCGGCAAGATCACGGACCCTATCGACAAGACCCAGAAGCGCGTCGGGAAGCTCGGCAGCGCCGGTGCGATTAGCCTGGGGAAAGTCGAGAAGGGATTCCGCAATGTGGCGTTGTCGGCTCGAGGCGTTGTCGACAAGATTGCCGAGATCGTTCCGGGCCTGAGCGCCATCGGTGGTGCGGCATCCGTCGCAGGCCTCTCGGCGCTCGCAGTGCGCTTCGGCTCGTTCGGCTTCACGCTGAACAAGACGTCGAAGCTGCTCGGCATGAATGCGCAGGACCTCGCGTCGTGGCACGTCGCCGCGCGCCGGGCCGGCGTGTCAGCCGAAGAATTCGACTCTGCGATGAACGCCTCGCAAATGGCGATTCGTGGCGCGGCGAACGGGGCAGATCCGCACGCGATGCTGTTGCTGCAAAAGATGGGCGTGCAGATCGCGCGCAACAAGGACGGGACCGTCGACTACTACTCCACGCAGATGCGCCTGATGAAGGCGATCCAGGGGCAGAAGTCGGTCGAAGCGCAGCGCGACGTTGCCGGCGCGTTCGGGATGGGCGGTCTCCTCCCGATGATTCAGCAGGGCACGTACGACGACGACAAGGCGCGAGCGTTCAAGCAGGGCCTCGTCCCGACTGCTGATGAAATCGCAAAGGCGAAGGCGTTCAACGAGGATATTTCGGACCTGCGCGGCTCCGTCGACGGGCTCGGCAACAGCATCGGCTCAGCGCTGATCCCTGTGTTGGATCCTGCCGTGAAGTCTGTTGCGAAGTGGCTCAACGCGAACCGGGCCCAGATCGCCGACAAGATCGCGGCGGCTGTGCAGCGCTTCGTGAATTGGATTTCGTCCATCGACTGGGACAAGGTTGCCTCGAAGGCATCGTCGTTCTATGACGCGATTGGCGGGATCAAGACGGTTGCGATTGCCATTGCGGCGATCACGTTCGCCGGGCCGATCTCGGGGGTGCTTTCGTTGATTGCGGCGCTTACGCGGTTGGCTATGGTGACCGTTCCGGCCGCGGTGAGCGCACTGCGGTTGCTCGCGGCGAACCCGCTGCTGGCCGGCATTCTCGCGCTCATCCATTCCGAGAATCTGAATTCGGGCGAAGACGAATATCTCGCCGCTCGGCAAGGGCAGACGTGGGACGGCGACCCGGTGGGTCAGCGGCGTGCTGCGGCCAATGCCAAGAATGCACCAATCGGCGATCGGCAGCGCTACCTGTTCGATCGTCTGAAGGCGGCGGGCTACACCGATGAGCAGGCTGCCGGGCAGATCGGAAGCCTGATGCAGGAGAACGGGTCGCTCGACCCTTCTGTGGTCAACCAGAAATCGGGCGCCGCCGGATTCGCTCAGTGGCTGGGGCCGCGCGCGAAGCAATTCGCCGCGATGTTCGGCCATACCGTGGACAAGGGCACGTTCGGCGAGCAGGTGGACTACTACCTGTGGGAGCTGCAAAACACCGAGCGCACTGCGGATCAGCGCATTCGAATGGCGCGTACGCCAGAGCAGGCGGCCGACATCCATGCCCACGAGTATGAGCGGCCGGCGGCGAACGAGATGAACATTGCCAACCGGCAGTCGTACGCCGAACAGGTGTACGCGAAATTCGCTGGCAAAGGTGCCGCATCCGACGCGCCGAGCGAAGCGCCGGTCGCTGGCGGTTCTGCTGGCGCACCCGCACCCGCAGCAGCGGCGGCGGCCGGCGGCGCGGATGCTCATGACGCGCGCGTCGCGGAAATGCAGAGAACGGCGGTGCATGTGACGTTCGAAAACGTGCCGTCTGGCGTCCGGCCCGAGGCCAAATCATCGGACGGGACATACCTTCCGACGAAGGTCAATTACCGCTTGGACGGTCTCCAATAGGGGAAATTGAGTGAGCGTGGTCACGGATGCAGTGCAGGTCGCGGGCAGTATCGGCGGCGTTGCGTCTGCCATTGGGGACGCGGCGGCGCTGATCACAGGCGACTGGTTCCACAATCTCAAGAAGGCCAGCTACGGCGGCATACGATTCGGTGTCGAGTCGGTGCGCACTGCGGCGGGCCGCAAAACGTCGATCCACACGTACCCGTTTCGCGACGATGTGTGGGTCGAAGACCTCGGCAAGCGCCCCAGGCAGTTCGAGGTGCTTGGTTTCCTCGTTGAGGGGGACCTGATCACCCGCGGCGGCGCTGCCATCTCGCAGCGCGACGCGCTACTGGCCGCCTGCGAGACGGCCGGTGGTCAAAAGCTGGTGCATCCTACGCTGGGCACGATCGAAAACGTGTGCTGCCTGGGTGTCGAGATCATCGAGCGGACCGATCTCGGTCGCGCCTTCGAATTCCGCCTCACGCTGATCGTTTCGGGCAAGCGGCTTTTCCCGACGACGACGGAATCGACTGCCTCCGCGAGCGCAGCAGCGGCTAAACAGACCCGCCTGCAGGCGCTCGCCGACTTCGTCAAGAAGGTTGCCGCGACTGTTGCGGCCGGTGCCGCGGTTGTGCAGGAGGCTATTTCGACGGTAGTCGGGTGGTATCAGATCGGCGTCGCAGCAATCAACGACGTCAAGCGGATCATCGGTGCCGTGTCGTCGATGTTCGGGAATTTCGGCCGCCTCTTCGGTGGTGGCAATAGCGGGGTTTCTGGCAGCAATCCGCGGGCGGCGGCTTCGAAGACTGCTTCGGATCTCCTGTCGGCATCGTCGGCCGCGCGAACGTCGGTTCTGACGGCCGGAACGGCCTTGCAAGCCGCCGCGGCGAACCCGTCTGACTCTGCGACCCTCGGATCGACGGCGCAGGCGTATGTGGCCGCTGTAGCGGGCGCAGCGACGGCGCCGGCTGACGCCGTTCGACTGGTGAGCGGCCTGGCGCAGTACTCGCCGTCCCCGGTCACCCAGATCGGCCCGATTGGCGCGGCCATGGCGACGATGCAAACGGCTATGGCCGCTCTGTTGCGCCGATACGCATTGGCCCAGCTCGCCGAGACGCTGACGACGTACCAGCCGTCGTCGCAGGAGGATGCTGATTCAGTCCTCGCTTCCGCTGTCGGGCTGATTGATGCCGAAATCGACATTGCGGGGGATGCGGGCGACGACGACACCTATATGGCGCTGCGTGAACTTCGGCGTTCGGTCGTCGCGGATCTTCAGGCGCGCGGGGCGAATCTGGCTGCGGTCGCCACGTTCGAGTTCAACGCGCCGTTGCCGTCTCTTGTGCTCGCGAACCGCATCTACCGTGACGCGTCGCGTGAGTCTCAGCTCGTGCAGCAGGTCGCGCCTGTCCACCCTGCGTTTATGCCAACGACGTTTGAGGCGCTGTCAAGCTGATGGACGATGAAATCACACTCCGGGTGTCGTCGTGCGAGCGCGATCCGAACCCGTCGCCAGGCGAGCCGACGTTCTACGCGTACAACGGCCGGGACCTGACCGGCTGGACGGAGTTGCGCGTCTCGCGCGGGATCGAGCGGTGCCCGTCGGACTTCGAGATTGCCTTCACCGAGCCGTATCCGGCGATTTCTGACGTGATCGTGCAGCCGGGCGACCTCGTGCAGGTGATCCTTGGGTCCGACGTCGTGCTCACTGGCTTCGTTGACCGATACATGCCGGGCTACAACGCGCGCGAGCACTCGACGCGGATCGTGGGGCGCAGCAAATGCCAAGACCTCGTCGACTGCTCGGCGAAGTGGACGGGCGGACAGCTGCTGAATCTCACGGTCGACCAGATCGCGAAGCGTCTTTGCTCGGTGTATGGCATCGACGTGACCGTTGCGGCCGGCACCAATATCGGCGATCCGATCCCGCAGTTGAACATCATGGTCGGCGAATCGATCTATGAAGTGCTCGAGCGGATCTGCCGTTACCGAGCGTTACTGCTCTACGATCAGCCGGACGGGAGTCTGCTGCTCGCGAATGGTGGCGCAGGTTCGGGTGATGGGTCCATCGGAATCGGGACGCGGGTCGCCGCGAGCGGGTTCACGGAGGGCGTCAATGTTACGGCAGCGTCGGCCGTCTATGCCATGGATGGGCGATTCTCGGACTACGACGCGGTGTACCAGGGACTGGATACGCTCACGGACGTCGGCGACGGCGGTAACCTGCTGGCGCACGTGACCGACCCCGGCGTCAAACGTCTGCGCTACCGCGCGATTGTGGCGGAAAACGTCGCTGGTGGCGCACAGGTGGCGCAGCAGCGCGCGAATTGGGAAATGGCGGCCCGCATGGGGCGCTCGATGCCAGTCCGCGTATCGACCGACAGCTGGCGCGACGCCGACGGCCTGCTTTACGAGCCTAACACGCTCGTCGACATCTACCTGCCGAGTTTGAAGCTTGCGCCGCAGCAGTGGTTGATTGCTGATGTGACATACAAACGGGACCAGCAGGGCACTCAGGCCGATCTGCTGATCATGCCGCCGCAGGCCTTCTATCAGGAGCCCGTGACGCTGTACCCGGTCGCGCCTGACATCAACACTGTGAGCAACGTCAATTCATGAGCACAGCGATTCTTGAGCGAGCGCAGCGGGCAATTCGCGCGCTCGTCGGCCGCGGTCGTGTGACGTACGTCGACGACTCGAAGACCGTGCAGAAGATGCAGGTGACGATGAGCGGGCTCGAGACCCCCGACAATCGCATACGTGTTGCTGAATTCGGCTTTACGTCGAATCCGCCGATCGGCTCGGACGTCGTCGCGCTGCATGTCGCGGGCGATCGATCGGCGGGCGTGGTTGTCGGCACGAACCATCAGCCGTCGCGGCCGACAGGCCTCTCGGCAGGCGAATCGATGCTCTATAGCCAGGATGGCAAGCAGGTCTATTTGACCGCCTCGGGCGGCATCGTTGTCGAGGCGAAAGGACAGGATGTCGTCGTGAACGATGCGCGAAACGTCACGTGGAACTGCACGGGAGACTTCACGCTGAATGTAGGCGGCAAGTTCAACGTGGTGGCGCCGGGCGGAACCAACCTGACGACGCCGGCCGTGAAATCGAGCGGCGACATTCAGGACAACTCTGCGACAAACACGCACACGATGGCGCAGATGCGATCGATCTACAACACGCATACGCACCCGATTCCGAACGTGCAGGCCGGCAGTAGCACGGTCACGTCGAGCATACCGAACCAGCCCGAGTAGCGCACGAGCGCTCAACGATAGAACCCGCTTCGGCGGGTTTCATTTTTCTTAGCCCGATGGCAGACATCTCGATCACGTGGGACCAGGCGAACGGCCGTGGCGATTGGACGATGAACGGCCCGGTGCTTGCCACCGGCAGCGACATCGAGACGGCGATCCTGATCAGCATCTTCACGGACCGCATGGCGCAGCCGGGAGACGTCATTCCTGACGGAACAAACGACCCGCGAGGCTGGTGGGCGGATGACGACGTGCCTATCGGCTCGCGCATGTGGCTGCTCAGGCGCGCGAAGCAGACGACGCAGACGCTGCAGCTTGCATACGACTACTTGGCCGAGGCGCTGAAGTGGATGGTCGACGACGGCGTCGTTGGTCGCTTCGACCTCTCTACGCAATGGGTGCGTGCCGGAATGCTCGGTGCGATCATCGTCGCCTACTCGCCGGACGGAACACTACTTCACAAAGGCCAGTACGCCTGGGCCTGGGCGGGGATCAACTGATATGCCTTACGCAAGACCTACCCTGTCGCAGCTGCGCGCGCAGGTGGCCGCCGATCTGCAGGCGAGCCCGGCCGGATCCGACCCGCTGCTGCGATTTTCCAGTCTGAACGTTCTCGGTCGCGCGCTCGCGGGGCTCGCAAATTCGCAGTATGGCTACACGGACTACGTAGCGCTCCAAGCCGTTCCGTTCACTGCCACCGATGAGTATCTGGAGGCGTGGGCGGCTCTGAAGAGCGTCTATCGCGAGCCAGCGACGCAGGCCGGCGCATCGACGCCGGGCCAGATCACATTTCCTGGCACGAACGGCTACCAGATCCCGATTGGCACGGTCGTAACGCGCGGCGACGGTGTGCAATACACGACGACGTCGCTTGGCACTGTCGCGGCCGGGATTGTCACGGTGAATGCGGAGGCGAACGCGGACCCGACTGGGCTCACCGGCGCTTTCGGCAATTGCGCCGTCGGTACGGTGATGACGCTCGCGACCGCGATTGCCGGCATATCGTCGACCGGCTCGGTTACGACGGCCTTCACCGGCGGTGCCGACATCGAGACAGACGATAGCCTGCGTGCACGCATGCTGTACGCCTACCAGAATCCGCCTCAAGGTGGCGCGGTCTCCGACTACGTCACATGGGCGAAGCAGGTGAGCGGCGTTACGCGTGCCTGGTGCAACCCGAATGGGTTCGGCGCGGGCACTGTCGTCGTGTACGCCATGCTCGACAGCGCGGAGTCTGCGAACAATGGGTTCCCGGTCGGAACCAACGGGGTAGCGACATCGGAGACGCGCGGCACGCCGGTGGCGACTGGCGATCAGCTGACCATCGCGAACTACATCTATCCGCTGCGGCCGGCGACGGCGCTCGTGTATGTGTGCTCGCCGAATCAGCTCGTCGTCAATTTCACGATCAGCGGCACGTCCGGCTTCAGCTCCGCGACGAAGGCGCTGATCCAGTCGGCGATAGCCGGCGTGTTCGTGATGTATGGGTCTCCAGTGAGCTCGACGGCAGGGCAGAACGGGGTGATCGATCTGTCGTACATCCAATCGGCGATCGCCGCGATCTCGGGCACGCAAGGCTTCGTTATCACGTCGCCGACCGCAAATATCCAGGGCACGACGGGGCAACTTCCAGTGCTCGGGACCATCCTCTGGAACCCGTAAATGGCGGCTCCGAACTATGCGGCCAGCGACTTCGCGACCGCTATCCACGCTCTTATGCCGCGCGGAAAGGTGTGGCCGCGTGATCCGACGGCACTGATGGCGCAGGTGATCAACGGGCTGGCGCCGGCATGGGCTCGCCACACGCAGGCGAACAACCAGTTGCTTGTCGATGCGTTCCCGGCGACGGCCGTCGAGCTGTTGCCAGAGTGGGAGTCGACGCTCGGCCTGCCAGATCCGTGCGCGGGCCCATCGCCGACGCTCCTTGGGCGACAGCAGCAAGTTGTTGCGCGACTCACGAATAGCGGCGGCCAGTCTGTTCCGTACTTCATCGGCTACGCGAAGGCGCTCGGGTACACGGTGACCGTAACCGAGTTCTCACCGTTCCGGGTTGGTCAACAGCGCATGGGGAGCCCAGTTGGAAATCAGGACTGGGCATTCACCTGGCAGATCAACGCGCCGCTGAACACGGTCAGCTACTTCAGGACAGGACAGTCGTACGTCGGGCAGGCCCTCGCGACTTGGGGCAATGCTGTCCTGCAGTGCGAGCTGTCCGCCATCAAGCCTGCGCACACATATCTCAATTTCGCTTACAGGTAAGGTATTCGCATGTTCCAAACCGATCAGGCCACGGCCGCGACCAGTCTCCCGACGCCCGCGGCAGCGGGCACGCCGGGTTATTTCACGAACGGCAACCCGAGCACCGGCGTAGCTGCGACGATCCTCGACGCGGACTTCATGAACATGGTCATGATGGAGCTGGCGAACGTTGTGACGGGCGCCGGCATTGCGCTCAGCAAGACGACGTACAACCAGGTCCTGTCGGCGATCAAGCGGATCGGGCAAAACACCGCTGTCATCGCTGACACGGGCGTCGCGAACGCCTATGCGGCGGCGAACGCGACGCCGCTCGTGGCCGGGACGTGGGTGGACGGCGTAGTGCAGGCCGTGAAGATCGCGAACACGAACACGGGCGCATCGACGTACGCGCCGGACGGCCTGACGGCGATCCCGATCTATGGCCTTGGGCTCCAGGCGCTCCAGGGCGGCGAGCTGTTCGCTGGCGGCACCGCGATCCTTATGCATGCGACGATCGCTGGCGTGAACAGCGGCAATCCGATCTGCGTTCTGATGGAGTGCGCGGGCGGCGCGCAACAGGTCACTGCCGCGACCGCATCAAAGCACGCCCCGCAGGCCGGCCAAGTGCAGCGGAATGCGTTCAACTACGCGAGTTCCGCAGGCGGCACGGCGAATGCCCTGACGGCCACGTTGACGCCGGCTCCTGCGAGCTATACCGACGACCTGACGGTCGTCGTTCGTGTCGCGAGCGCCAACACCGGCGCAACGACGCTCAATGTGAACGGCCTCGGCGCGACGGCCGTCGTTGGCGCCGGGCATCAGCCGTTGCAAGGCGGCGAGCTCGCGGCGAACGGCTTCGCGTGCTTCGCCTACTCGCAGGCCCTCGCCTCGTTCATCTTGCTGTGGACGACAGGCGGTGCGGAGCCGGTCGCGCCGGCAACGCAAAGCCAGCATGCAGTGCAGTTCGCTCAACTGGGGAATCGCGCGGGGGAGGTGTGCTTTTTCGCGACCTCTTCACCGCCGATAGGATTCCTCGCGGCGGATGGGTCAGCCGTCTCGCGGACGACCTACGCGACGTTGTACTCGGCAATCGGGACGACGTTCGGCGCAGGGGACGGCTCCACGACGTTCAACCTTCCGGATCTTCGAGGCCGCTTTCCACGGGGTTACGACAATGGTGCCGGCGTTGACCCGGGACGTGCATTTGGCAGCGTGCAGGCCGACAGCTTCGCCAGCCACAACCACGGCGTCAACGACCCAACTCACGCTCACTCGTCGTCTGCGGCGGCATCTGGCAATCAGATTCTTGCTGCTGGTTCCAACGGCGCGGCCATCAATGGTAGCTCCACCGGCTATGCCTCAACCGGCATCACGATCCAAAGCACGGGCGGCACCGAAACGCGTCCGAAGAACGTTGCCCTTCTCGCATGCATTAAGTATTAACTGAGGCAAGAATGAAGATCTACAACTACGACCCGGGCACCTTCCAGTACATCGGCGATTCGATCGCGTTCGAATCGCCCCTTGAGCCGGGAGTGTTTCTGATCCCTGCCAATGCGACGGAAACGCCGGTTCCAACATACAACCCGGCGAATCAGCAGTGTCATTGGATCGGTGGAGAATGGGTCATTTCGGCTACCGTGGCGGACGTCCCGCCTCAACCGACAGCGGAAGAGTTGCAAGCCGCGGCATGGCAAGAATACCAAGCCAAGGCAAAGGCGATGCTATCGAAATCCGACTTGGCTATATTGCGCTGCGTCGAGAGCGGCATTCAGGTTCCGACGGCATGGGCGACCTACCGCAAAGCTTTGCGTGGGATCGCTGGTGCCGCTTCGGGCGATCCCACGCAGCCGCTGCCTGAGACACCGGCCTTCCCATCCGGAACATAGGGGGGGCGGCCAGATGCGCGGCGTTACCAGTTGAAGGGGCCTTTCACCTTGTGCGCAACGTTGCTGCCTTTCGGCATGTAGTGAATGACGAACGACTTCCGCGTCGAACCAGGCTCAACGTGCGTTGCGCCGCCGTGAACAAGCATGCCGTGCCAGAAAAGCACCTCGCCCTTTTTCGCGAGAAACTCCTTGCGCTCATACTTCGCCGCAACGGCGTCGACGTATTGCTGGTAGCGGTCTGACTGTTCCGGAGACGAAGTGCGGCGCTGGGTCTGCGGGTAGTTGTCGAACTCGGCGAAAAGCGGTTCGCGGTGCGACTTCGGGCAATAGACGAGTGGGCCTGAACCAGGCTTGATGTCTTCGAGCGCCACCCAGACGCCGATCAGCGCATTCAATGGCCACGTGTGGAAGACGCACGCGTCCTGATGCAGAAGCTGCTTGCTGCCTTTTGAAAACGTTAGCGAGAAATGCGGGAATGCCGGCCGGTCCAGAATCGCCGAACACAAGCGGATCGCTTTTTCGCTGTCGAATATCTTTCGCGCGACGGTATTGTAAAGATGAAATTCGCCAATCCGCCAGTTCGAATCCTGCTTGGCTTTCTCGCGTACATCGCGGGGCAGCGCGAGCAGATCGGCGTGCGGCATATGGACCGTATGGATGCCGTCGACGATGACGTCGGAGATCGCGAGGCCGTCGACCGGTTTGTCCGCGAACCAGATCCGGTCGGCTTCCGAGCCATAGGCGTCGAGATCCGTCGCGTCGAACAGATCAGTCATCGTGAAATACCCGTCGGTCACCCATCGCGTCAGCAGCTCACGACCGGCATCATCCAGTTCCCAACGCTTTGCAACCTGCTCGACGCGTTTTAGAGCGTCTGGCTGCTCGAACCAGAGCGGGTCGGCGGGCTCATTTTTCCAGTCGATGATGCTCGGCTCAACGCTTTGCTCTGGCTGAACTGCGGGCAACTGCCGCTGTAGGACCCTTTTTATCCGCGAAAGCACTGCGTTCACGTCATTCCCCGTTTGTGAAAGGCTGTCATTTTCGGACGGGGATTCTACCGCATAACCGCCCGACGGATCGCAGCTGCCTGGAACTCACTGGAGCATTTGAGCGACGAGGGGCGCGAGAGTAGCGATAGCCACCGTCGCCTCATACTGGTAAAGGCCATCATCCGGATGAACGTTATCAGGCGTGTGCGCTTGCCAGTTTGGAATGTTAGCCTGTACCACGGACCAATCGTCAATCAGCGGCACGGAAAGAGGCGCTGCGAGTGCCTTTTCCGCCGCGACTAGCTGGCCAAGGATCGCCTCGTGGTCAGTATTGATCGGGTTTGAGGTTTGAAGGACGACCGTCTTGCCATATTGCCTCGCGATTTGTACGAATTGCCCGAGGCAGTACGTGAAGTCGGCCAATTCCTCGTCCGGAGCGTAGGCGTCATTGATCCCGAGATTGATCACGACGATGTCGGCGCTTGACTGAGCCATCGCTGTTGCCCAGTTGATGGACGCCGGCGGTTGGCCCCACAGGTTCTCAGGCGCCGTGCTACCGGGGAGCGCATGGTTTTCGACCGTGACACCGGGTCCGTACTTGGCCTGGAGCAACGTTTGCAATGCCGCGGTCGGGTTGTTTGGAGACTGGCTGTATGTGCCGTTTTTGTAGGTCGTCCCCCACATCGTAGAGTCGCCGTAAAGCGCAATTTTCACTGTTGACTTTTTCGATGCGGGCACTGGCTGCTCAGAGCTTGATGCTGCTTGCGGCGCCGGAGTCGAGCCGCCTCCGCCGCATGCAGACATGGCTGCTGCGCAGCCAAGTGCCATTGCTACGGCTGCTGCTCTCCACTGGCGTCCGGGTGCCCCTCTACCTCGATCTTCGCGCCGACCTCCCTGCACCAGTCGAAGACCTGTTCGACGGTCGCGGTGCGATTGAGCAAAGCCCCCGCAAGG